ACTCTTTCCAATAGAGCGAACTTCTACAAAACTTTTTTCAGGAGGTGAGAGAGTTGGCGCCAAGGGCTAAAAAGACCATCAAGTCTAAGACTGTCAGGGAAATGAAAAACCTTGATACCTATAAAAAAGAATACGATGCCATAATCGATATCTACTCCGAGCTTGTAGAACAGTACGAAATCCTCACTGAAAAATTTGTGGATAGCAAGTACAAGTTTCAGGAAATGACAGCCAATGGTGGATATAAAAAATCCCCAATCGTGTCAACTCTCGAATCCTTGAGAAAAGATATCCTCGCTTACTCTGACCGACTATGCTTAAATCCCAAAGCCAAGGGAGCTGTACCTGTGGAGAAAAAGGGCAAATCAAAACTAGCCCAAGCATTAAGTGATCTCCAACGTGAAACATAAAAACTTTGATCTAGTTCTAGAATACGCTAATGGCATAGTTGGGCTTCGTAAGATTGCATGTAAAGAACAGATCCAAGGTTGTCAAAGATTCCTTGACGATTTAAAAAATCCTGCTTATGATTTCGATCCCAAAGATGCAGAGTTTGTGATTGGCCTCATCGAGAGAACATTTGTCCATATGCAGGGAGAAAGATTAGATGGCACCCCATTGCGAGGGGAGCCCTTTTTACTGGAGCCATTTCACAAATATATCGTCTATAACATCTTGGGATTCTACCACAAAGGAACGAAGATAAGACGATTCAAAGAAGTTTTTATTTACATCCCTAGAAAAAATATCAAGACGTCTTTTGCCGCCTCATTAGCATGGGGTATCGGGTTACTCCAAAGGTTAAGCGGCTCAAAAATTTACGTTGTAGCCGCCGCACTCAAACAATCTTTAGAGAGTTTTAATTTCATAAACTTCAATCTCGAACAAATGGGTGAAAAAGAAAACTTTAGAGTCATCGACAATAATCAAGAACACAGCATACAGGGTGAGATTGGAGCTGGATCTTTTTACTTTCAAGCACTAGCTGCCAATCCAGATAAACAGGATTCACTTAACTGCAACATTGGTATAGCTGACGAGATCCACGCTTACAAAACTCCAAAACAATACAACATCATCAAAGAGGCAATGAAGGCCTACACTAATAAACTTATGATCGGGATTACCACAGCTGGCGATGACATGACATCTTTTTGTTATCAAAGATTGATGTACTGTAAAAAAATCCTAGATAAGACTGTCACCGCCGAAGCTGAGTTTGTTTTTATCTGCAAGGCTGACCAGGATGACGAAGGTGAAACGGATTACACTGATCCGCGTATTCATGAAATGGCTAACCCAGCCTATGGCGTGAGTATCAGACCGGACGACATAATGAACGACGCGTTGCAAGCGCAGAATGATCCGCAGCAAAGAAAAGACTTTCTCGCCAAGTCCTTAAACATTTACACGGCCGCAATGCGAGCATATTTCAATATCGAAGAATTTCAAGCTTCAGACAGAAAATACAATTGGACGCTTGAAGAATTAGCTAAATTGCCTATCAATTGGTACGGGGGGGCTGACCTATCTAAGATGCACGACCTTACAGCGTCTGCGCTACACGGTCAATGCAAAGGTGTTGACATTGCAATTACCCATGCGTGGTTTCCTATCGTCGCAGCGCACCGAAAAGCCGAAGAAGATGGCATACCTCTCTTCGGCTGGAAGGATGACGGATGGTTGGATATGTGCAATACACCAACTATTAATTACAGCGATATTATTAATTGGTTTATAAAAATGAGGGCAATGGGATTCAAGGTTAAGTTGACAGGCTTTGATAAAAAATTCGGAAAAAAATTCTTTATAGGCATGAAGGCGGCTGGCTTTAAAATTGTGGACCAACCTCAGTATTACTATAAAAAATCAGAAGGGTTCAGACATATCGAAAAGGCGGCCAAGGATGGCAACTTTTATTATTTGCATTCTCAGGCTTATGAGTATTGCGTCCAAAATGTCAGGGCTATAGAAAAGACAGACGATATGATCCAGTATGAAAAGGTCGATGGAGATGGTGGTACACAACGTATTGATATCTTCGATGCGGATGTGTTTGCAACAGTTCAAATGTTAGAGGATTTAGAAAAATCATCGAAAGCAGCGGGGTGGTTAGATTGAGTAGGAAAAGAAATCATACACAAACGAGGGCAGCGCCAACGCAAAAACGGAGCGACACATCGTGGCTATGTTCGATCGATGCTTATAACGTCCTGACCTCCGGGCAATATACAAGGTTGTCAGATTGCCCAGAGGTTAAAATGTGCGTACATATATACGCCGACCTCATAAGCAGTATGACGCTATACCTGATGCAGAACACCGACAAGGGCGATGTCCGGGTAAGGAATGCGCTATCAAGAAAACTGGACATAAACCCAAACAAACTAATGACCAGCAAGAGTTTTATTTATAATCTCGTATGGACACTCATGCTGCCTGGCGATGGGAACCAAGTCACATATCCGCGATACGACACGGACGGTTTCCTAGATAACCTTGAACCGCTCAAGCCGTCGAGAACAACATTTATAGATACTCCTGACGGTTACGCTATCCGATATGGGGGAATAACATTTAGTCCTGATGAGGTTCTACACTTTGTCATAAATCCAGACCCAGAAAGACCATGGATAGGAACTGGTTACCGGGCAGTTCTCAAGGATGTGCTCAAGGGGTTGAAGCAAGCTGGGGTAACAAAGCAAGCCTTAATGGAAAGCCCGGCTCCTTCGATCATAGTCAAAGTGGATGGCTTAACAGAAGAGTTCGCAAGCAAAGAGGGTCGCAAGAAACTATCTGACCAATACCTTGACAGTTCTGAAAACGGTAGGCCTTGGTTCATCCCGGCGGATCTCTTCGATGTTCAGCAAGTAAAGCCCTTGACGCTTAATGATCTTGCCCTTGCAAAAAACTTAGAGATCGACAAAAGGACGGTAGCTGGTATCTTTACCATGCCGCCTTTTTTAGTTGGCGTTGGCAATTTCAACAAGGACGAGTTTAATAACTTTATCGGCACTCAGATAATGTCAAAAGCTCAGGTCATCCAGCAGGAATTAACTCGCAAGTTGCTTTATTCACCAGACCTTTTTTGGAGATTCAACCCGCGCAGCCTTTATTCCTACAGCTTGCCAGACATCATAACTGCGGGCAAGGAGATGGTTGACCGCATAGCAATGCGTCGCAATGAGTGGCGCGACTGGATAGGAATGCCTCCTGACCCCGATATGGAAGAACTCATTGCCCTTGAAAATTATATCCCCGCCGACAAGCTCGGCGATCAAAACAAACTGACAGGAGGTGATGGAAATGGATCGTAATATAAGACAAGCCAGAAGTTCGCAAACTCAATTTAGAGCGGCAGAAGATAACGGTGAAAAGTTTATCGAAGGATACTTTGCTACCTTCGGAGGGATATATGAACTTTGGCCAGGAGCCACCGAGAGCGTAGATGTTCGTGCTTTTGACGATACCTTAGCCGAAGATATCCGCGCCCTTATTGATCATGAAACCAGATTGGTCCTTGGTAGGAACAAAGCCGCAACTCTAGAACTAAAGGTCGACAGCCGTGGTCTATGGGGCCGAGTCCGGATCAATCAATCAGACACCGACGCTATGAATTTATATGCAAGGGTCGAGCGTGGCGATGTAGACCAGTGCAGCTTTGGGTTTGATATTATCGATGAGAAAGCAGAGTACCGCGAAGATGGAAGCATCCACTGGACAATCATGAAGGTCAAACTTTATGAGGTATCATGTGTTACCTTCCCGGCCTATGAGGATACATCTATAGCGGCCCGCAAAAAAGATTATGACCAGATCAAGATCCGCCAAGTTCAGGCATGGCAATCAAAAACGAGAGAGAGGTTACAGAAATGGCATTAAGACAACTAATCTTACACAAGCGCTTGAACGTGCTGAAAAGCCAGCTCGAAGTATTGCGCACGAATGACACGGAGTTCGTGACTAGATCCGAGACGATGAAAACTCGTGAGGCTGAACTCGAAGCGGCTGTCAACGAAATAACAGACACATCGACAGAAGAGGAAAAGGCAGCGGTCGATGAGGCGGTCGCAGCATTCGAGGCCGATCAGGTAACACTCGG